TTCTAGTCCCCAAACATCTGTTTCTCCGCCATATATCTTATCATTGGCTAGATCAGCATTGGCTCGATTCTCGCCAATTCCTTGATTAAGATATAATGAGACTGTGTCATCTGTTATACGTCCTAGACGCTTGACATTTACCTGTACTTGTATTCCAGATATAGTAGCAGGCAGATCTGGCCAGTAGAATCCAGTAAGTACAAGATAATGAGTTTTCATCTTGATATCGTTTACTGCGGTGTTGCTGATATGTTTTAAATCAGTTACCGTAGTAACAAAATTTAATTGTGTGAAATCATTTCCGACAGATCGCCAAGCGATATGATTAGGTACTTCGGCATATTGTGTAACAGAGGATGGATAGGACCAAGAACTAGGCATAATGAGTATTTACCTACAAACAGAAGGGGCTCCTAAGAGCCCCTTCTGTTGTAATATCAATATTACTGACCTTCAACAATAGCAAGACCTACTGTAGTAGTTGCTGGCATTGTTGTACCAGCGTTATATAAATCAATAAAAGCTAATTGCGTAGCATTTACCACTGTATAACGATATCGTGTATTGCCGTCCCATACAAATCTGTTAGTGATTCTGCTGGCGTAGAATGCTACACCTGCTGGAGTTAACCCTTTGATAGACATTTCACTGTTTGCTAAACTACCTGCTGCAACTGGATTTAGCACACATAAAGTCCTTGTAGTGCTGGCAAATTTAGCTGCTGTGTCTGCGTCACTTTGAACATAGAAGCTCTTTCTACCACGCTGCTCAACAATAAATCCGTCAGTCTTACTAGTACCATCTGCCATTTTGTAACTACATTTAATAGTTAATGTTGCAGTTACTGCTGTAGGTTCACCGCCTACGCCGCCTAGATAAAAAGCAGTGTTAGTACCTGTTGCAGAAAGAATCGTTACTTGTTCTGGGGTAATAGCTGAGTCAATTTGTATGCCGCCGCTGACGCCTTTTGCGATTTTCATTCCTTTTGCCATTTTATTTCTCCTTAAGTTAGTGTGGGTTCTATCCACTACGCGGTTGGCACCGCAATAAATCCTATTGGACTATGCTTATTTATTGGTAAAACAAAAAAGGACTCCGAAGAGTCCTTTTTGTTTGAGTAATGCGAGATTACTTGTAGCTTACTGTAGAATTCTTGATAGCAACTTTACCTAAGTAGTCAGCTGCGTTACCTAGAGAACTAGCAGTGTTGTTTAACTCAACATAGCCGTAGCGTGTCAAGAAACCAACGACTGGTTCAAAGGTAGCTGGATCAAGAACAACACCAGAACTCATTAGGGGAATGTATGGGCAATAGAACGCAGCAGCATCTGCTTCGCTAGCACCTTTGTATCCAATAAGAACTTGGTTGTTATCATCTGTATCAACTTTGTATGCGTCAACATAAATTCTCATTGCGCCATTCAATGTACCAACAAACTTGGTGTTTGTAGGAGCTTCGAATGTACCTTCTGTAGTACGAGCAAACGCACTAGTTGTAGCACTTTGTAGAATTGTCAATGCTTGGTTAGAAACAACAGCCCAGTTACCAGCACCACGACGTGTACGTTGAGCAATCAAATTGCTAACACGGTTGATCTGAATAGCTAGAGCGGCATGCTCATCACCAACGAATGTAGCTGTACCAGAAACTAGTGACTGGTCATAAGTTTCTTCTACGGTTGCTAAACTACGTAGACTTGTTAGGATCTCTTGGTCAATTTCTGCTGTGATTTCTTGAGCTAGAGCAGCCATGATTTCAGCTTCGATATCAATACCTTGTTGTGCTTGGGCATCTTGTGCAGCCTCAAAAGTCCAACGTGCGCTTAGTTTACGAGACTTAGCTTCAACGCTGGCTTTCAAGATCTGGATGCTCATGCGCTTACCTGGTTGACCTTCTAACTGGCTTGTTGAAGCAGCTCTCGGAGTTGCATCAACGTTGTTACCAGAGTAAGCACTAGCGATCTTGAATGGACTCAATGCTTCTTCACCTGCTACGATACTATCGCCACTGCTGGTGTCAGCGTAACGAACACGCAGGGTATGGATTTGACCAACAGGGCCAGTCATTGGCTGAACACCGATGATTTCGTTGGCGATAACTGTTGGCATAACACGACGGATAACTGGTAGAATAACACGGTTAAGTGTTGCTACGTTACCAGAACTTGTAGCACCTGCTGATGCGGCTTCTGCCAAGTACTTACGTGTATTTTCTAAACATACTTGCATAGAACTACGACGATTACCTTGTAGGCCTTCAAGCAGAGCTTCTTTGGTCTCGGACCATCTTTCATTTAATAGTTGTGACATTTATTAGTCTCCTTGATTATTTTATTTTAGACCCGCGAGTTTGCGGATATCTAATATGTTGTCTACTAAGCCTACCTCAGGAGTTTTTACTTCCTTGTTTCCTGTTACAGCGGTACTTTCAGTTAATGTAGTTTTCTTTGCTACACGCTTTGTCTCGCCTTCCATTACTGCTGGTAGGTATTTTTCAAAAGCCTCATTGAGTTTTGCAGTCTTTACAGACTCTAGCAATTCTTTCATGATTTCTCTCTTGTCAGCACTTAACGGTGCTAACATTTCTCCCATTACAGTCTTACGCTCCATTAAATCTTTCTGAACACGTAGTTCGCGTTCTTTAGATTCAACGATAGTGGATTTCTGTGATAGTGCAGTTTTTGCTTCAGCTAATTCTACATCTTTCTTATTGATAATTCTTAACAATTTACTTGTTTCAGATTTTTCATTTAAGTAGCTACTAGAATATTCTTGTGCAAATGCTTCAAATATACGGCGTCCAAAACTGTTTGTACGAGCGCTATCGATATCTTCTTTCAATTGCTTGATTTCAGATTTCAATTTACTAGCGACTACGGCTTCAACAACTTGAGCTGAACGTTGTATAAATTGTTTCTTGATAACATCAAATCTACTCCTGGCTTCACGCACTAACTTAACTTTCGTTTCAGCTAGATCACGCTTGTCAACAGCAAATTCTTTGATTTCTTTAGCTAGAGCATGTACGATAAACTGCTCTAGTTTTCCAAAGTTCTCAGCAACCTTTTGACGATCGCTTTGGAACTCACCTAGTTCTTTTCCTAAACGGCTTATAACAAATGATTCTAATACCTTAGCATCACTGGTCATCTTGCGTTGATAGGCAACTTTAGCTTCCGCTAATGCTTTTCTATCGTCAGCAAGTTCAGCCATCTCTGCGGCCAATCTTTCGCTCAACATCTTGTCGATAGCTTCAACCATGAGACCTTTATCGTGCTCATACTTTGAAGCGAACTCTTCACGAAGTTCAGCGGTGACTTGGTCGCGATTCTCTTGAATTTTTTGAGTAAAAGCAGACTCTAGGGCAGAAGTATGTTCTTCTGACAAAGTTCCTGACTCTACTAATTGTTTGAATGCGTCCAACATCTATTTCTCCTCGGGCTTATTTTAGACCTTTAATAATATTAAGGAGACTTTCCTTAATATATTTCTGGGCCTTTGGATCTTCTTTTACTTCTCTAGCAACACTTAACGCTCTATTACCACCACGCATGTTCATTAGATGTTCATACACGGGTGTAGGATAAGCACCGGGTGCGCTAGGTTGTGCAACTATATCAACTGTGATAATTTCAAAATCTGCTACTTCGCCACTTCTATCATCAACGTTGCCGCTGCCTCTAGAACTTACGCCAAGTTTTACGCCGCTTTCAAGCATAGTACGAATTAAGTTGCCCATCGGTGTAGGCAAAATTTTCATTTTGCTGTAACCATTAGGACCATCCATCCACATATCTGTTATCATGTGTGATACACGGTCTAAATTTACTTTTAAATCATCAGGATGATCTACTTCTCCAAGTACGCTATAACCATTACCTACTTGATCATTTAGAGTTTTAACTGCCTTGGTAATTTCGCTGACAGGATAAACTCTGCCATTGGCGTTTTTTATACCGCCCTGGATAGCGATGCCTTTTAGATAAAGATTTTTACCATCTTTATCGTCAGACTCCATTACCACACGGGCTTGGTCAAAACTTAAATGTTCTCTTAGATAAGAAAGTTGTCTTGGTTTCATCAAGATTCTCTAATTAAGCGTTACGGTTAGGTGCGCCGTTGATCGGGCTCTTAACTTGACCAACACTAGTTTGGCCAGCTTTATCACCTGTACCAGAACCTACTGGGCCTGGACCAGAACCTTTCTTCTCAGCACCGTGTCCACCGGCAACTTTGCTTAGTGTTTTAACGCCTGTTGTAGAACCGTTCTTGTTTACAGTTACACCATTAGTGAATTCACCTTTAGTGGAACCAACTAAACCACGGTTGCCTTTGTCGGCATTTGTACTTGTTCCGCTCATCTCGCCTACGCCTTTACCAGCTTGGGCAATATTTCTAGCGGTAGCACCTGTCGTTGGCTTACCTTTTCCAGAGCTAACTGCGCTTCTGCCTTCAACTGGAGCAGATTGTTTTTCGCCTGTACCAGCGCCAGCAAGTTGACCTTGGGTCTTCATACTGTTTTTGTGCCAATCGTTTCCAACTGTTTCGCGGTACTCACGTAGACCCATACTTTCGTCGGTGTCATCTTCTTCGTCGTCGGCATATTCTTCGTCGTCGCCTTCTTCGTCGTCGGCGCCCATATCCATGTCCATATCGTCTTCTGAATCATCGCTAGAAGTTCCACCTGTTAGGGCTTCAAATTCAGCTTTTAGTTCAGCTAGAGCAGCTTCTAAATCTTGTACATCATCTTTGGTAGCAGGAGCAGAGCCATCGCCCATCTCGTTATCGCCGCCC